CTAAGGTTGATGCAGCAGCCCGCGAACGGCTAGTTACTTCACGCATTGGCTTGCTATTGCGACATTCCTTTTTTGGCAACTTAGCGACTCGTCTCACTCTTGTTAATGCTGACGAGTGGTGCCCTACTGCTGCAACTGACGGTCGTCGATTCTATTACAACAGCCGTTTTGTTATGAAGTTGCGTCCTAAGGAAGTTGATTTCTTGGTCGCGCATGAAGTCTTGCATGTGGTTTATGATCACATGGGCCGCCGCGATCACCGCGATCCGCAACTTTGGAATATCGCAAACGACTATGCGGTCAACGCTGATCTTCGTAAACACAAGATCGGTGAATTCATTACTACGGTTGAATGTTTGTTTGAGCAAAAGTATGAAGGTGTATCGTCAGAAGAAATCTATGATGATCTACTGAAGAATATTCAAAAGATTTCCCTCGATGACCTTATCGACAAACTCCTCGACGAGCATATGGATGATAACGATGAGGGTGAGGGTCAGGACGGTAGTGAACCGCTAGACGGTAGCGGCAAACGACCCAAGAAGATGTCGGCAGAAGAGCGTGAGCAGACCCGTCAAGAGATGAAACAGGCTATCATCAATGCCGCGCAAAGTGCTGACGCTGGTACATTGCCGAAGGGTGTTGAGCGCCTCATTAAAGACATGACTGCGCCGGTCATGCCATGGCGTGAACTTATTCAGACTAACTTGACTTCGGCTATCAAGACTGATTATAGCTTTAGTCGCCCTTCTCGCCGTAGCTGGCACATGGATGCAGTCATGCCCGCGATGACTCCAGGTGAAGAAATTGATGTTACGGTCATGATTGACATGTCCGGCTCTATCTCTAATGCACAGGGCATGGCATTCTTGAGTGAAGTGGCAGGCATGATGGAAGCGTTTGACGGTTACCGAATTCATGTGGCTTGTTTCGACACTCGGGTTTACAATCCTAAGGACTATAGTTCGGAGACTCTTGAAACTATTGATGAGTATGAACTGGCTGGTGGCGGCGGCACTGACTTTGACTGTTTCTTTGAATACTTGAAGGAAGAAGGTCGAGTGCCCACTCGACTGATCGTGTTCACTGACGGTTACCCCTGCGGCTCATGGGGTGATAGTGACTACTGTGATACGACTTGGATCATTCATGGTGATCCGAATCCGAACCCTCCGTTCGGGCAGTATGCACTGTATGACGATCATAAAAAAGGTTGAAGAGATAACAGTCTTCGAATCACCTGATGGTGGTAAGACGATCTATACTCGCAAGTCGGGGGATCCTGAAAGACAAATGATTTTTCAGGATCCCAAGATTCACTGGAAGGCAAGATGGTATGAATGGTCAGATATCTTGCAGGCAGCAAATGATAACCCAACACTAGATGATGCTATCAAAAAAGTAGAAATGATTTATGAACTCATCCGAGACAGAAAATAATGATACCTTTCTAGTGATGTGGGATAACACTGGTCTAGAATGTATCTTTAATCTCACTGATGCCAAGAAAGAGTACGATGAATGGCATAGTATTGTAATGTGGGAGAAGCTTCAAGGCAGAACAGTTCACCTTCCCCCGCCATCAGACCCTCCTCTCAGACAGATGATCATGCGGGCAAAATTTAACACACAACGTCATTACGAAATCTATACATTCAATGCCACTGGTCTCGAAAAGAAAGACATCAAAGATCTATTTGAATCAAACCCGCAGTATATAGTAGATTGGATTCGTGAACACGGCGAGAAAATTTATTCTGACCGCGCTAACACCAAGACTGTGGTAATTGTCTGAAAGTGTCCAACTTAGAAGTCAATTACAATACTTGGTTTATGGAAAACGAACGAGAGCTAGACTTTCGTCCGCACCACTTTACAAAAGTTAACACACAAAATCATTCGGGTAAAGCTAAGGAATGGATAATAGAAAAACTTCACGGGCGCTTTGCATGGACAGACACTGTTGCATTTGAAGACCCAAAAGAAGCAATATTATACGAACTTACTTGGGGCTAATAAAAAATACTTCAAGCTTTTTTCGTATTAAATACTTATAACAAGATTACAAGAGGAGAATACAAATGGCTTTTTTGAGACATGTCGGTAAACACGGAGACCGAAAGGTTGCAATCGTATTTCGTGAAGTGCCCGGTGAGCCGCATATGGCTTTGGTAGTATACACTGAACTCATGAATCAGAACATTCATGACCCATTGATTCAGTGCATCGAGAGTGATATCGGACAGTCTAGTGAAGACTTGGCATTGGCACTCAACAGATCGTATACTAAGGATGGACAGCTTATTCTACAAAAGTTGCATGCTGAAGGGATGCTAAAGAAGGTTCAGACAGAACTTATTGTAATGACTCCCACCCCTACAACTAAGATCAAGCTAAATGAACTTAACAAGATTCTTGATGAGATGAAGCAAGGCGAGTCTGCGGTCAAGAAGTTAGCTGAAATGGATAAGCAACTAGGAATGCAAGATCCAGTACAGGTAGCAAAGAGGATGCGCGGTGATCAGGAAAACAAGACAGCGCCTACTGGAGTACAAGCATCAGGCGATGCGCTAGGTGATACTGCTATCGCAAACAACTTGCGTAAGCAGGCAGAAGCTATGGATCGTGAAGCTAGGGGATTGATGGCTGAAGCTCAGCGTCTACTTACAGAAGCTGCTGCGTTGTCATCTTCAACAACTGAAGCAACGGTAGCTCCTACAAAGAAGACAAAGGGTCGTCCAAAGAAGGCTTCGGTAACTGCATAAGGCTAGTAAATGTCACCCGAATTTATTCAGAAATGGGAACGGTTACTTGAAGGTGTTGATAAGAAAAAGATCCCTATTGAGTTTATCAAGAAGCTTGTATTAAAGCTTCAGGGTAAGCGACAGCAGACGATCAACATCGAAAAGTTTTTGAATCAAGGACTTGAACCAGAAGAGATAGAAGAAGCAGTAAGCAGAAAATTGTTAGAACTTGACGATGAAGTGGTGAGTATTGAATTCGTGCTGAATGTAGAGAGCATTGCAGAGACAGTACAACCGGCTACAGATCAGTTATTAAAAAATCTGTAATATACTCTAAGGAGTAAAAAATTGAGGTCAAAGGCTTTTTGCTTCTGACCTCAATTTCGTTTATAATATACATTATGAAGTTAATATTAGCGTGTGACACAAAGGGCGGAATAGGATATCAAAATAAACTACCATGGCCTAGATTAGATGGTGATCTAAAGCGATTCAAGACACTTACTTATGGCAAAGTAGTAGTCATGGGTAGGAAAACTTGGGAAAGCTTACCCACAAAACCATTGCGTACTAGGCTCAATTTTGTTGTTACTAGTAATACATCATTGGAGCTACCAAACGGTGCAATGGCAATACCCAACTTAAATCACTTTACTGATTTTGCAGATGCATGGTTAATAGGCGGTGCAGCCTTAGTCAATAGTTCTTGGGATCTAATTACAGAAGTTCATCTATCGAGAACATTTGTGGAGCATACTTGCGATACCTTTATTGATTTAGCGCACTTAGAAAACAACTATATCAAAAGAATTACTAAGACTTATTCTGATCATACTTATGAAGTGTGGAGTAAAAAATGCAGCAATACTTAGACCTTCTCAAAGATATTCTAGAGAACGGTGAAGAGAAGGGTGACCGTACTGGTACCGGTACTTTAAGTGTTTTTGGTAGACAACTAAGATTCGACTTGCGTCGAGGTTTTCCGGCTGTCACGACTAAAAAGTTAGCATGGAAAGCCTGTGTCGGTGAACTACTATGGTTCATTGAAGGCTCAAGTGATGAGCGTAGACTAGCAGAAATTACTCATGGTACTATAGAAGATGTCACTACTATATGGACCCCGAACGCACAGGCACCTTATTGGAAGCCTAAAGCAAAGTTTGACGGTGATCTAGGTCGTGTTTATGGAGTGCAATGGCGTGACTGGGATAGTATCGATCAGTTATCTAATTTAATTGAAGGTATCAAGAAAGATCCAAACGGTCGTAGACATATTCTTTCAGCATGGAATGTGGCTGAGCTAGATCAAATGGCATTGCCCCCGTGTCATGTAATGAGCCAGTTCTATGTTAGTAAGGGACAGCTAAGCTGTCATATGTATCAGCGCAGTTGCGATGTATTTTTGGGACTACCATTCAATATCGCAAGCTATGCATTACTAACCCATATGATTGCACAGGTATGTGATCTAAAGGTGGGAGAGTTAATTATCTCTACCGGTGATACACATATCTATAGTAATCACGTTAATCAAGTAAAGAAGCAATTATCTAGACTTCCACTAGCATTGCCTACATTATGGTTGAATCCTGATATTAAAGATATTGATAACTTCAAGATGACTGACATCATGCTTGAAGATTACGATTGTTACGATACAATTAAAGCAGAGATGGCAGTATGAGTTGGAAAGCTAAAATACTTTCTGACGGCACTATCGAAAAAGTACACAAAGTTTGTGTACATACGATTCGCGTAAGTGACGTAGAAGACCCTGATCTTTTTGTTGCTGAACCCTTATACGAATGGGAACACAGTGAAAAGGGACAGTGGATCATGAAGCATAGCAGAGAACAGCCCATGTGGAACAGACATACAAACGATGAATACTACTACACCTATGACATCATTGCTTGGCTAGAAGAAAAGGATCTAACATACTGGAAACTAAAATATGAGTAACATACTTATAACGGGTGGAATGGGGTTCATTGGCCACAATGTAGTTGCTAAGCTAGAAAAGCTAGGGCATCAAGTAACTATTATTGATACTAGGACTGATTACGGCATTATTCCAAATCAAGAACTTGATTACTTGATGAAGGAACGCATCAAAAAAATCAATACTAGTCAAAATTATAAGATTGATATCGTGGACAAGACCTTTATCCCAGGTATTCTTAGAGACTTTGAGATTGATACAATTATTCACCTAGCTAGTTTCCCTAGACAGAAAGTAGTCAATGCTGACCCTCAGTTAGGTAGCAAGGTAATGAGTGAGGGGTTATTGAATCTACTGGAAGCAACCGTCTACAGTAATGTAAAGAAATTTGTTTATGTTAGTAGTAGTATGGTTTACGGAGATTTCAATGATGGTGCCTCTGAAGATACTCCGTGCAACCCTCAGGGTAAGTATGCTATCATGAAATTGGCAGGTGAGTGGTTAGTGAAAGACCATACACGAAAGTATAACATGAGTCATACTATTGTAAGACCAAGCGCGGTATATGGTCCCTTAGATGTGAATGACAGAGTGATTGCAAAATTCTTTGCTGCTGCAATGAATGATCGTCCTATAGTTGTCAATGGCTTGCAGGAATTATTAGATTTTACTTATGTAGAAGATGCAGCAGAAGGTATAGTCTTAGCGACATTAAGCGACAACGCTGCTAACAAGACCTACAACATAACCAAGGGCCAAAGCAGAACTTTACTTGATGCAGCAGATTGCGTAAGATCATTGGTAGGGAAGGGAGTCATTGAAGTTTGCAATAAAGATTCTTCTTTCCCTTCAAGAGGGGCATTAAACATCGACACTGCTAGAAACGATTTAGGATTTAATCCCACAACCGACATCGAAGAAGGTCTTCAGAAATATTATGACTGGCTCATTAATACCCCATTTTGGTCTAGCAAGACAGTATAATAATCTCAAGCATGAGTTGCTTGAGGCAACTGACCTAGCATTACGAGACGGATGCTGGGTAGACGGAGAGTACACCAGAAGATTTGAAAACTGGCTTGAATTACGAACCGGTGGGGGTTATGCCCTTACTGTAGGTAGCGGAACACAGGCGCTTGAATTCATTGCACGATTCACAGCAGTATCTTATAAAGATATGTACGGATATTACCCTACTGTATTTGTTCCCAACATCACATACCCTGCCACACTCAATGCTTTTCTTAATGCAGGGTTCAACGTTGAACTAGCTGATACTGATAGAAATGGATTGCTAGATTGCAACCGTTTAGATTATGATTCTTCCCCATATGCGTTTCTCTGCCAAGTGGGATTGTACGGAGCTACTCCTATGCTTAACACTAGAGCTACTGGTAGTACTATAGTAGATGGTGCGCAGCATTGGTTAAATTCGAACGGGGTTTATGGGTTTGGTATGGCAATCAGTTTTGATCCTACGAAAAATCTACCCTCTTCGGGTAACGGCGGCGCAATAATAACATATGACGATGAAATGTATAAATGGATTAAAGAATACAGAAATAACGGAAAGCAATCACATAACACCGCTGGAACTAATAGCAGGATGAGTGAACAGGATTGCGCCCAAATACTAGTGCGAACCAAATATATCGATCAGTGGCAGAGTCGTAGAAAACAGATACGAGAATACTATCTTGACCGCTTTAAGAATCTAAACGATATACGCTGCTTGAGTAGCGGGTTCGTGGAACATTCGGATCAGAAGTTTGTAATTTACTCGACTGAAAGAGACGCGCTTTCTAATTACTTGCAGTCTATGGGGATTGAAGTCAAGATTCACTATGGGTATACTCTTGGAGAACTGCCTATTGCAGCGACTCTAAAGAAACCGTCATTTTTAAGCACTAGTTATATGCTAACTAGAGGGGTGCTAAGCTTACCGATTTACCCTGAACTGACTGACAGCGAAATCGAGTACATAGCAGACAATGTATTGGTCTTCTTTATGAAGCGCAGGACATCAAAAAAGGTATAAATACGAGTATGTGGATGTTATCATTTTTCCCCGATCTAGCAGTACACTTGACTTTTCTCGCAGGGGTAATTCTATTGGCCCTGACAATATTTCTAGGAATGATCCCCTTCGTAGGGTCTTTCAAAACATCCCTTAGAATTCTAGGAATTTTTCTTTTAGGTTGGGGATTGTATCTAGAGGGCGGGCTTGCATACAAAGACAAGATTGCTAAAGAAGTCGCAGAGTTACAAGCAAAGCTAGCAGATGCTCATGCACAAGCAGAACACAAGAATGTAGAAATTGTTGAAAAAATCGTAAAAGATACACAGGTCATACGTGAGAAGGGAAAGACTATTACTCAATTTATTGATAGAGAAATAGTCAAATATGACAATAGCTGCATAATTCCCCAAGATGTTATTGATGCTCACAATAAAGCAGCATCGTTAGAAATGGGGGACACAGAAAAGAAATGAGAAAGCTACTAGCACTATCCCTAATATTTCTTTCAGGCTGTGCCACCACTCAAGTTGCAGTACCGGTAGCAGTACCCTTCCCTACCGCCCCTGAGACACTAGTCCAAGAATGTGAAAAACTGCGTCAATTACCTCAGGCGGCTAAATTAAGCGACGTAATGATCACAATCACTGAAAATTACATGAAATATCATGAATGTTCCCTGAAAGTAAAGGGCTGGAACTCATGGTATTTAGATCAAAAAGCTATCTACGAAAACGCGACCAAAAAGTAATACTAGCTCCCGTTTGATAAATACATAATAACACGGAAGATTATTATGAGTACGACCCCTCTATACACTCAAGAAATTATTAATATTGGTGCAGCCCCTAACGACCAACAGGGTGACCCGTTACGTACAGCATTTAGCAAAATCAATAACAATTTCTCTAATCTTTTTCAGACTTTCGTCAACTCAACTGTAGCGTACACATTCGGAAATGCTCCGGGGCAAGTCATCTTCGAAGCCCCTTCTGATACTTTTACCCTTGGTCAGTTTTCAATTAAGTCTACGGACGGCGGAACGGTAGATAGTCAATCAATTCAATTATATGCACAGATTAATAACGAACACGATGATGTGAAGTTTACTGGATACGGATCTACATTTTTTGGTAATTGCGTATCTAGGTATGACATGATTGTAGAACCACTAAGTGGTAATGTACAGATACTAGCCAACCCACTAACCTCAGACGATTTGACACATTATATTGCATCACAAATCATGTGGACAGGTCCTAATGTTCCAGGAATGTACTTGTCTCCAGACGGATATTCCGCAAATTCTGCTCTTGTTACAGAAACCATAGTTCCCATTACTACTGAGCAATCTTCGTGAGAGCATGGGAATTCATAACTGAAGGTAGAACTGGCAGTTTACAGCCCGATGTAGCTGCGGCTCTACCCGCTACATATGTAATTCCCGAATTACCTAATCAGGATCCTTACTTACAGTATCGTTTTGGTGTTGCTATCGCAGGGGCAAAGGGTAAAAAGCAGCGTGAACAAGACGGTGTTGCTCCCTACAGTAAAGAAAGTACTTGGGGCGAAAATGAAATTTTAGTCTCATTTGACCCCGACATTGAAACTTGGATAGATGACGCATTGCACCAAATGGGTATGTCGGGGAAAAGGCTGATTAGCACTGCAAAAAGTGAAGAGACTAAAGATGTGGGTAAAGCCAGCCCATTGAAATCCTTTAAGGGATATAAGAAGTGATTTGGTATGGATCATGAGATACCATGAGTTCCTTATAGAATACGATAGAAATATTACCAAGCAAAAGATCGGTGACAAGTTACTTGCCGCCGGTAAAAATGACAGAAAACAAGACGTAGACACTATTCTGTCTACATTAGAAAACATAGATCCAACTAATAATAAACAATACATAGTTTGGTTGGCAAATCAATATATCAACCGACTATTTAGATTAGAAGATGCGGGACGAGTCAGCAACGTACTTAAACAGTTCGTGCAAGTAAAATCTCGACTACCTGAAAAAGATATTAATAGATACACATTTCACTCACTTGAAGACAAGATGGACGAGATATTCAATGTCGAGTTACAAAACAAACCACAAGAACAACAAACGTTTGAAGTCCCCGAAGACACTGAAGTACTATATAATGGCCCATTAGGATTACTTGCTATACCTAAAACATATGAAGCCAGTTGTGAATTAGGTAGTGGTACTAAGTGGTGTACTTCTGGAGATTCTGATTCAGAGCCTTTCGATGCGTATACTTTAGAAGGGCCACTATATATTTGGCGCGACAAGACCGGAAAAAAATATCAATTTTATTTTCCTGGTATGGAATTCATGGATAGCAGAAATAGGCCTATTGATCATAAATTGATGACATATTTTAGAACTCAACACCCTGTTTTGAAGAAGTTATTTCAACAGAAAGAAAAAACTTTACTGGAAGATCCAAAAAATGCAGCTTACTATGCTTCCGCCGCATTACACGGCAGATGGCCAGAAGCTGAGCCGATTATCATGCAAAATCCAGAGGCTGCAACTTTTTATGCTGCACAAGTCATAAAAGGTAGATGGCCAGAAGCTGAGCCGTTTATTGCTACAGACCCATATAATGCATTTGTTTACGCCAGAGATGTATTAAAAGACAGATTTCCTGCAGCGGAAAAGTCTATTATTAAAGATGTGAAAGGGGAAAGGCAATACTTAGGAACGGCATATTTGTATGCCAGAGATGTCATAAAGGGTAGATGGCCTGAAATTGAACCTTTTATTGCATCATTATATGGATATGAGTATGCCAGAGATGTCATAAAGGGTAGATGGCCTGAGGCTGAAAAATATATCCTTCGTAGCCCCGGTAAAGCACTGTCTTATGTTGAGGCTGTCATAAAGGGTAGATGGCCAGAGGCTGAGCCGGTTATTGCCGCACACCCATACAGTGCATTTATTTACGCCAGAGATATATTAAAAGACAGATTTCCTGCCGCGGAAAAAAATATTTTACATTCGGCATATGGCCAGGCGTACACAGATATCATGCAAAGCCACGCTCTCGAAAAATTTCAACAAAAATTAAATAAATAGCATATAGGAAAGATAATGAGAGCATTTGAGTTTATAAACGAAGCTAAGAATGGTAAGGGTAAGATGGATCACCATCATGCTGCACCAACACAGGGCGCATATCGATTTCGTGATGACGGCACTGATCGTACATATAATTTGAATCAAGTAATGAAGGCTGCTGCAATGGCAGACGGAAAAAACACTGGTCCTGTAGAAATGGAATATGAGAGTTTTGCCGGAAAGAACAATATGGCCTACCCGTACACAGAAGCTGAACACAACATGATGAAGTCTGCGTTTGCAACGGTTGGTGACAGCAGTGTAACTGATTTGGTTCGTGACCATAGAAGTAAAGAGCAAGACGATACCCACAAAGTTAGTCCTATCAAACCTAGAAAAGACTACAGAAAAAAATAATCGTAGCTGTCAGTTGAACTAAGTATGTCTATGAAGACAGCGGCATATGTATACAGATGGGTGCATATACCCACTGGAAAATGGTACATCGGTTCTAGAACGAAACCCGGCTGTCATCCAAATGATGGATACTATTGTTCTAGTAAAGTAGTAAGACCTTTGATCATAGCTAATCCTGAAGAATGGCGAAGAGAAATACTTGCAACTGGGTCCCCGATTGATATGTATCACTTAGAGACAAAGCTATTACAGGATGGCAATGCTAAGTATGACGCTAACAGCTTTAATCAACACAATAATGATAAACGACCAGTTCGATCGGGCACTAAGCACACTGAAAAATCAGTTGAAAAAATGAAAGGACCTAGGCTCCCATATGGCCCGCAGTCACCAGATCATATAGAAAAACGAGCATCCAAAAAACGCGGCACTCTGCGTCCTGACCTTAGTACGATTAATAAGACTAGAATAGGAAAAGATAATCCTAACTACGGAAAGACACAATCAACAGAGTGGAAGTTGAAAAATAGTCTAGCGAATAGAGGACCTAAAGAAAAGACGCACTGCCCTCATTGCGGAGCAGAGGGTGGAATAGGTATAATGAAAAGATGGCACTTTAATAACTGTAAACAAAAGAAGGACAATACATGGATAATATGATTGATATTGGTAAGACATT